TTTGACGATGTAGACGCACAGGCAACAGTAGTACCACCTTCTGTCGTATTAACCCCAGCTATAGACTTAGATGACCCTATTGCTGTAAGATTTGACTTCGGTCAGTTTGCTGACAGTTATGATAGATCAAGAGTACTTTATATAGTTTCATACGGTGGTAGTGATACTGTACATGTTACTGAAGAAAACAGAACAGTTTATATAGATAAAGATATGCAGAACTATACTGTGTATATTACAGGATAAGGACACACTATGTCTTACAAATGGCCCGATAAAGACCCTGATGAAATGCTGGACTACAGCGTAGATTGGTCACGTTTTTTAGGTGATGATACTATATCGTCTGTTACGTGGTTTATACACGATGCTGATGGAGTTAAACAACAAGTGTCTGATTCTTCCGTAGTTAACGGTTTGCAGTTTGTTCAAGGAACAGTATCGGGTCGTGTAGCCACTGCAAGATTTTCACTAGGAACTAACAACATACGTTACAACGTTGTGTGCCGAATAAACACAGGGGAAAATTTACAGTATGAACGTTCTATTTTTCTACGTGTTAAGGAGAAATAAGTATGGCATATGATTATCTAGGATTAGTCAACGATGTAAACCGTAGATTAAACGAAGTGGAATTAACTACGGCAAACTTTGCATCTACTACTGGTTATTATAGTTTTGCTAAAGATGCAGTTAATGCAGCCATTCGCCATATACAACAAGAAGAATATGGTTGGCCTTGGAATCACGTAGAAGAAACTGAAGTACTAGTTGCGGGTACAGTACGGTACGGTTTTCCATATGACTCTAAAATTATAGACATGAACACGTTTCGTATTAAACGTGACAGTGCCTTAAATGTAACAACTAGAAAACTTAAAGTTATTTCTTACGAAGAGTACTTGACTAAGTATGCAGACCAAGAGTACAATAGTAATACGAGTATACGAGCAGTACCTACACATGTAGCACGTACTCCTAGTAGAGAATTTATGTTGTATCCAAGTCCAGATAAAGCATATGAACTTGTATATGAATACTATAGAACAGGATTTGATTTAGAAAATAGTACAGATGTACCTAATTTACCTGAACAATATAAGTATGTTATTGTAGATGGTGCTATGTATTATGTTTATCAATTCCGTGGTGACATGCAAGCGGCACAACTTGCTATGCAAAAATTTGAGCAAGGCATTAAATACTTGCGTAGTTTACATATTAATCGTGCAGATTATGTGAGTGATACAAGAGTTGGATTCTAATGGCTACCCAATGGCAGACATTTCCTATTGAGTTTAGAGGTGGTCTAATCTCTAATATGTCACCGTTACAGCACGGTTCTAATGCCGTAGGTTCCGCAACTATATTACAAAACTTTGAGCCTAATAAAGAAGGTGGGTATTCTAAAGTTAAAGGATATGAAAAGTTTAGTACTACTGCAGTTTCGGGTAGTGGACCTATATTAGCACTTAAAGTAATATCTTCTGGTCGCATTGTTGTAGCTCGTAAAAATGCTTCAAATTATACAGAATATTATTATGGTACAGGTACTACATGGACTAGTATGGGGGCAAGTGCTAGTACAAATGGATTAAAAGTAAATCATGCTGAGTTTACAGAAGCGGGTGTAGACAAAGTTATATTTGTAGATGGCGTAAACTTTCCTGCAATCTACAGCACCTCTGGTAATTCTTTAGACTTTTTTAAAAATGATAGTAGCGGTGACCCTTTTGATATTGGCACCAATGATCCTTCTGGAGCAGAAAGGGTAGCTATATTTAAGAATACTGCTTTTTATAGTAAAGAAAATATTTTATATTTTACAGCACCCTTTAACGTAAAGGATTTTACTTCAGCAAACGGGGCAGGTAGTATAAACGTAGGCAGTAATATTACAGGCTTAGTAGTATTTCGTGATCAACTTATTATATTTACTAACAGTAGTATTAAACGTTTGACAGGCAATACTTCAGCAGACTTTCAAGTGTCTCCTATTACAGATCGTATTGGTTGTATTAACGGGGATACTATTCAAGAAGTCGGGGGTGATATTATGTATCTCGCCCCTGATGGTATCCGACTATTAAGTGCTACTGATCGTATCGGTGACTTTGGTTTGGACATTGCTTCTGATATTATTTCTAAAGATGCAAATACTTTTTTAAATACTTCCTCAACATTTAGTTCTGTTTTGTTTCGTGAAAAAGCACAGTATCGTATTTTTGCTTATGTAGAATCAGAACAAAGTGATGTTGCTAAAGGTTTAATAGCTACTAAGTTTATATCACAGGGTGCATCTGGTATATCTTGGGCTACAACAAAGGGCATTAAAGCTCATGTAGCAGACAGTAGATACTCTGGAGATCAAGAAACAATTGCTTTTGCTAACTCCGATGGATATATTTATGTATTAAATACAGGCAATTCATTTGATACTTCAGAAATTGAAGCAGTTTATGAGTCTCCTTTTATGCCAATAACAGACCCACAAATACGAAAAACGTTTTACAAAATGACCCTGTATGCTGAACCTACAGGAGACATGAATATAGATGTAAACTTAAAATATGATTTTGCGTCTGCTACTAACACAAAAAAAGTACAACCATCTACATTTAATATTACTAGCACAGGAAACGCAGTATTTCAATTCGGCTCTTCTAATGCAGTATTTGGTACAGCTACGTATGGTGGTGAATTAGACACAGTGTATGATTCTAATGTAATAGGATCAGGTAAAACAGTAGCATTACGAATTGAAGACAATTCGACAAACCCAACTTTTACGCTTGACACAGCGTTATTAGAATTTAGACAAAACGATAGGCAGTAATATGGCAGGTTATACACGTCAGGATACAGCAAACAACATTGCTAATGGTAACGTTATTGATGCAGATGATTTCGATGCAGAGTACAATGCTATTGAAGCTGCATTTAATGCTTCATCAGGACACACTCACGATGGTACAGCAGGTGGTGGTGCAGCTATTACAAAAGTAGGACCAAGCCAAGATTTAATTGTATCAGGAACAAATGTTAATCCAAAGACAACTAACACCCTTAGTTTAGGTACAGCAGGTGCACAGTATAAGGATGCATTTTTTGATGGAACAGTCCAAACAGACTTATTACTTGTGGACGAGACTTCAATATTTACGGGGGGTATTACTGCTAATGGTGGTGTAACAGGTAACCTTACTGGCGATGTTACTGGTGATCTTACAGGTAACGCAGACACTGCTACTACACTAGCAACAGCAAGAACCTTTACTATTACAGGTGATGTAACAGCAACAGGTGTAACGTTTGACGGTTCAGGAAATGTCACATTAAATACTGCAATGGCTAGTAATTCTGTAGACTTAGGTACTCATACTACAGGTAATTACATGACTAATGTTTCTGGTGGAACAGGTGTTACCATTACACATACTCCTGCTGAAGGTTCTACTGCTACGATAGCTATTGGACAATCCGTAGGTACTACAGACAATGTTACATTTAATACTGTGACCGCAAACCTTACGGGTAACGTTACAGGCAACGTTACTGGAGATGTTACTGGTAACTTCACAGGAAATATTACAGGTAACGCAGATACGGCAACTGCTCTAGCAACATCCCGTACTATTGCAGGTAAAAGTTTTGATGGTACTGCAGACATTACTATTGCTGCAACAGATTTGTCTGACACTAATCAATCACTATCAACTACATCAGATGTTACATTTAATGATCTCACAGTTTCAGGCGATCTTACTGTATCGGGCACAACCACTACAGTTAATACAGAGACAATCAACCTAGCAGACAACCAGATCGTACTTAACTCAAACTATACTGGTTCTTCTCCTACAGAAAATGGCGGTATTGAGATTGAACGTGGTACTCAAGCAAATAAAACTTTAGTTTGGGATGAGACTGCAGATAAATGGACAATAGGAAGCGAGACATTTGTAGCTGCTACATTTGAAGGTAATCTTACTGGCAACGTAACAGGTAATATTTCAGGCGATATTACAGGAGACATAACTGGTGATGTTACAGGTAATGTGACAGGAAACCTGACAGGTAACGTAACAGGCAATCTAACAGGTGATACTACAGGTACACACACAGGTGCAGTTAATGCTACTAACGTAACAGTAACAGGTGTTGTTACAGGTAATGTTACAGGCGACGTGCTTGGTGATGTAAAAGCTAACAACGGCACCGTCATATTAGATAGTGGAACGAATGGTACAGATGCAGCATATACAGGTAACGTTTCTGTACCAGACAACATTACATTTACTGAAGGTGCGTCTGATTGGAAAGTAGAAGTTAATGCGTCTAACGAACTTGTTATATCTTATGGCGGTACTAATAAGATGAAGCTAGACTCTTCTGGCAACCTAACAGTAACAGGTAACGTCACAGCTTACGGAACAGTATAATGGCTCTACCGTCTTCAGGTACTATATCTTTAAACGATATTCAAACAGAGTTTGGCGGTACTAATCCTATTAGTATTTCTGAGTACTATCGTGGTGGGTCTTTTATGTCTGATAATAATAGTAATGTACCCACATCAGGCACTATAGATTTAGCAGACTTTCACGGTTCTGTACTAGCTAATAGTATTACCTATGAAATAATCGGTGGTGGTGGTGAAGGTGCTGGTGGCTATACAGGGCAAGGCAATGGTAGTGCTGGTACAGATAGCTCTTTGGCTTCATCTAGTGGTACATCCTTTACAACAGTAACATCTACAGGCGGTGCTGGTGGTACACAACCTGCTCCGTTTAGTGGCTCCTTTAGAGTAGGTGAAGCAGGTGAAGCATCTTATTACGGATCAGGCGGTGCTGGTGGCTTAAACTCTGACAGCGGCAACCAAACTGCAGGTTATAGTGCTCCTGCCACATCTTATGGTGCTGGTGGAGGCGGGGGCGGTGCCGCACCATTTAGTGCCAACAACGGTGGTGGTGGTGGTAAAGCTGCTACAAGACAGACGGGTACACTACTACTAGCCCCAGGATCAGTAATAACTGTAACTATTGGCACAGGTGGTAATGCTATTTCTGGTGGTGGTAATGGTGCAGGAGGTTATGCTAAACTTACTGTAAACGGAACTGACACAGAGTTCACATCCTCTGGAACATATACGGTGCCATCATGAGTATAAACTTGACACCAGAAGAACTAGAGGCTATGCTTGATCGTGCAGCAAGACGTGGTGCTTGTGAAGCATTAAAGTCTATGGGCTTACAGGATGAAGATGCCCGAAGAGATATATCAGAAATGCGTACCTTGTTAGAAGCATATCGTGATACAAAGAAAAGTATATGGTCTACTATAGTAAAAATAACCACAGTAGGATTGCTTACTTTTATAGCGGCATCTGTATGGATGCAAATTGGAAGCAAATAGTTTATAAGGAAATATAATGATGCAGTTCGGAGGATTTAAACCTGAAGCAATGCAACGTATTGCAAACTCTTTAGGGTATCAGGGCACTGACATGTCAGGGTTTGATCAGTATCTTATGCAAAACCCAGACAAAAAACAAATGATGGACATGTATCAAAACAAAGCTATGCAAATGGCAAAAGGTGGTGCAGTTAAACTAGCCCCAGGGGGTATGCCCAATGATGAAGCAGAACCACAAGCAAACCCTCGTGCTCTTATGCAGCAAACAATTCCTCAACAAAACATTGATGCTGGTTCTAACTTGCAACAGGCGATGGTCCAACAGGCTACATCCCCAGGATTACCAGTAGGCTCTGCTGTTGTTCCTGTAGGCACTACAGTTCAACAAGGACAGTTAGTATCTCCTATGTCAGGTCAGGTGTATGGGCAGACTGCTGTACCTACCGCAATTGCAGGTACACAACAAGCAGATAGTATAACTGCTTCACAAGCTGCTCAAATGTCTCCTGTTCAAGTAGCAGATGAAGTAACAGGCGCACAAGCACAGACAGGACAAGTGAGTGACCCTGCACGAGTACGTGCAATGCAGGAGGGGGAGACATCTGTATCTTTCTTAAATGCAGAGCAAGGTACAGCTTCTATGGTAAACTCACCTACTGCTAGAGAGATACGTGATGGTGAGCTTATTTCAGGTGCCGCAGATGCAGAAAAAGCAGCTAAGTTTACAGAACAAATTCAAGCAGCAGAAGCTACACCAACTAGTCAGGCTACTGTACAAGGTCAACTAGAAGGTTTGATGCAACAGTTTGAGGGTGGAGCAACACCTCCTTGGGCATCAGGTGCAATGAGAGCAGCAATGTCTGCTATGTCTTCACGTGGTCTAGGTGCTTCCTCTATGGCGGGACAAGCGGTTATTCAAGCAGCTATGGAATCCGCACTACCAATTGCACAGGCTGACGCTGCAACACAAGCACAGTTTGAATCGCAGAACTTGTCAAACCGTCAACAACGTGCTATGCTTGCGGCACAACAACGTGCAACATTTATGGGACAAGAGTTTGACCAAGCATTTCAAGCCCGTGTAGCTAACTCTGCTCGTATTGGTGACATTGCCAATATGAATTTTACTGCAGACCAACAGATAGCTTTAGAGAATGCTCGTGCTACTAACACAATGAACCTAAACAACCTGTCTAATAAACAGGCTATGGTAATGGCAGAAGCTGCAGCACTGTCTCAGTTAGACATGGCAAACTTAAACAATAGACAACAAGCTGCTGTACAGAATGCTCAGTCTTTCTTGCAGATGGACATGGCTAACCTAAGCAATCAACAACAAACGGAATTGTTTAATGCACAACAACGTGCACAGGCTTTGTTTACAGATCAAGCTGCAGCAAATGCGGCACAACAATTTAATGCTACATCACAAAACCAAGTTGATCAGTTCTTTGCAAGTCTAGCAAGTAACACATCACAGTTTAATGCTGCACAAACAAATGCACAGGCACAATTTAATGCAGGTCAGGTCAATGTAGTTGAACGTTTTAATGCCGAGATAAACAACCAACGTGATCAGTTTAACGCACAGAACCGTTTAGTTATTGATCAGTCAAATGCACAGTGGCGTAGAGAGATTGCTACTGCAGATACGGCAGCAGTCAATCGTGCCAATGAAATTAATGCTAGTTCACTTCTAGGTATATCCCAATCTGCATATAATAACTTGTGGCAGAATTATTCAGATAACATGGAGTGGGCTTGGACATCTGCTGAGAATGAACGTAAACGTATAAATGATTTAGCTATGGTGCAGCTACAAGCTGACGCACAGTTCGATGCACAGAAATACAAATCAGATGCAGAGGCATCCGCAGGATTTGGTTCACTAATTGGTTCACTGTTTACTTCTGATCTTACAAAAACTATTGGCGGTAGCATTCTTGGTAACGTATTTGGAATCGGAGGAGCATAATGAATATAGGTTATATGACAATGAATAATCTTCAATTGCCTAAAGAAGATACACCTAAAGAAATGTCACAGCAAAGCGGTGGTCTTTTGGCACGGGATACTAAACCACAAAAGCCTAAGAAACTAGAACCTCGTGATCGTATTGCACAATACGTGTCTGAGATACGTAAAGGAAGAATGGAATTAAAAAATGGTTGATATGCCTTCGCCCTCATTTGATAGACCTATCCCTGGACAATCTCTAACTGCAGAGTTAGGTAGTAGGCCGTGGCAACAACCGCCTCAGTACACTACTGTTGAAGAAGCATTAGAATATTACGTCCCTCGTCTTGTAAATCCAGAACTTTTGCCTCAGTTACTAGATGTAATGGAAACAGGAATACCGCTTACAACTATAGCAAATGCAATGCAGGTTGCAGGGGTCATGGAAGGTAAGCATAGTATTGATGTAGGTATATTAATTATGCCAGTACTGATTGAAACTATGGCATACCTAGCAGAAGAAGCTGACGTAGAATATGAAACTGGTTCAAACAAAACAGTTGACTCAGACTTGATTGATGAATCTCGTATTGCTTTAGCATTATCTAAATCAAACATAGAACCAGAAGAAGAAATAGAAGAACCTATGGAAGAACAAAGTCCAGAAGAAAATATTCTAGGTGGATTGATGGCACGGAGGAATAAAGATGGCGTTTAATTTTGGTGCATTTGTTGGTGGGTTTGGAACTAGAGTTTCTGAAAATATTGAAACAGCAAAAGAAGATCAAAGACAACAAGATTTTAGATTAGAAATGCTTGCTGAAGAAGAGGCGACCAAGCAACGTCTTCAAGCTGCTGCAGATAGAAAAGCACAACGAGCAGCAGATAAAAAATTAGCAGGATCATTAGAGGCATTAAACTTTGACAAAGGTAGAATATCATTTATTATGTCAAGAGGTGCTGGATATGCAGAACAAATGGTTGCATATGCTCAAACAGCATTGGCTAATGGTTACGATCCTAATACTATATTAAAGTACACTCCAGAATTAGAGTCTAGTAAACTGTTTGTTGGTCCTCCAGGCGAAAGAAGGTTAGACTTTACTCAAGCTCAATTAAAAGACATGGATTATACTACAGCATTTGAGCAAGATAGGGACGTAGTTACTACAATTCTAACTCCTAAGCCAAAAGAATTTGATACTCTTAAAAAGATGAGAGCTAGTGTTGTTCAAAAACTTATGACTATGGAACCGTCAACTGATCCCGATAGCGATTATATGACTTTAGCTGAACAAAACGAATTTTTACTTCAAGAGATTGGTAAAGTAGCTAAAACAGAAGCAGATGCGGCACGTGATCCTGACACATCTAAAGATGTTATGTCAAATGCTGACGCAATCAGGGATATAAAATTTTATAAAGATACAGTTGCAAGCACATACAATCTTACATCCCTTGAGGGTACATATCAGGATATAACAGCAGGTGCTCAAGGTAAAGCTCAAGTTGCCCGTATTGATGCAGCGTTGACTTATCAAGACCGCATTAATAATGTAGGTGGTTCCAAGAATGGTCAAGGCGTTATTGATGCAGAGTTAACTAGTGCTGTAAGTGCATTAAGAAGCATAGCTACACAAACAGCGGAAGCATATTCCTCAGACAAAGCAGGTGAATTAGGTGCAGATGCAGACCTTGGTACAAAATTTAAAATGCCAGAAGGTAAAGATAACTATTCTTTGGGTGAATTATTTCAAATGGATGGCCTAAAACCTAGTGGAATTTCTTACGGAGATGTAATTGTTATTAATGGTAAGTTAGCGATATATACAGGGATGGCCCACACCTATGGCAATGCGGCTAGATCAACAGAAGACCCCCTTGTTCTACCTTATGTATTTGCTAATAAAAATAATGATCCTATGTGGCTGGTTACTAAAACAGGACGTTAAGCATGGCAAACTTTAATATACCACAGAGTATGTTAGATGAAGAAACAAATGATACTCAAGTAGTAACTCCTACAGTTACTGCTCCTATTTCTGATGATAAAGCTTCTACAAGTTTTAATGTTCCTGAAAGTTTATTAACTGCAGAAGAGCCTACGGTTACAGACATGAGTTTGATTGTGTCTGAACAAGATAGGTTTAATAATCAAGATTATGAAGATATGCAAGTACTTGGTATCGACGTAGATAAGTATAAAGAAAATACATTGTCTATGTTACAAGAACAGTATCGTGCAAACATAGAAGCTGAACTAGAAGATGATCCCACTAGCCCTTATTTGATAAGTGAGTTAGAAAGAGAAGATGATCCTAACAGTGAGTACTTAGAAGCATTACAACTTAAAACAGAAGCTGCAGTAGACAGATTGTTTTCTCCTGAAAGATTAAAAGATTTACGTGCTAATGCTGAAATACAGTGGGCAGAACGACAAGAGCTATTAAAAAAGTTTGAGCCTTATGCAAAGTCTCAGGGGTATGAGGATACTTTACAATGGATTTGGGATATTGCTGAGAATGATCCTAAGTATGAAAGCTATTTAACAACCCCAGAGGGTGATCCTAGATTTGTGCCTGAAACAAAACAAGAGTTTTTTAATCGTAGACTAGATAGAGAACTTGAAAGAATAGATAAACAGGCAATGACTGTGTACCAATACCTTAACGGGGAAAATATTCCACGTAAAAAAGGAATGGAAATATTCTTAAAAAGCGACATGAATTTAGGGGAAATAAATACATTACAGTTTGCTAAAGAGTTTGTTGATCCTTCTGTAATACTAGGGGATGTAAATGTAGAAGCTTCAAGATTCTCTCGGATGTTTGATCAGGGTGACGTAATGGGTATGTTAGGTGCGGCTACCATGACAACCTTAAACATACTTACACTTGCTCCACCAGTAAAGTGGGTGCAGAATACAGGCAAGGGATTTAGGAAGTGGATAGACAATTCTCAGTATGTAAAAGCTAGACAAGCAATAGAAGCTGGTGGAAGACGTGAGGCTGCATTACGTTTAGAAGTACGTAAAAAACTGGAAGCCAACAAGGTTGTAGCAGATGAGTTTGCAGAGGCATTTGAAAGTAAGTTTGACGTTTCTATTTTTAAAGAAGTAGACGGTAAAAAAGTAATAGACAAAGAAGCTTTGCTTGCTTTAGGCCAAAGAAAAACTCAAGACCTTATGTCCTCGGAGGCAGGGGCAAAGATAAATCTTCCTGAAGACGCAGCTACTATGGCTATTCTGAAACCAGAGACTCTTGAAGGTCTTATTGGTGCAATGATAGACATCAAGAAAATTATGCCAGAAGAGTTTGGTAAACGTAAAACTCGTATTGATGATATGTTGCATCTTGTTATGGAGCAAAAGTTAAAACCTGATGATTTAATGAACATCTTGGCTAAGAACGGTTTGAAGTTTGAAGAGTTTATTGTTGCTTCATACGGTACTGTATCAGAAGCTGGTAGTATTCTTGGAACATGGGGACGTATTAGTAAAGTAAAACCAAAAGGTTTGACTGACGATCTTGATTCAAAGATTAAAATTAAAAAAGAAAATGTCTTTAGTGATCTATACACTCGTTACTTCTTACGGTCAGAAGCTATAGCTAAGGGTGCGCTAGTTGCTCCGTTTGCGGTGGCAGTACGTAACTTTAAAAGTGGTGTAATTCGTGCTCCTATGGAATCACTAAACGCATTGCTATCCAACACAATGCTAGAGTTCCAACGTCAAGGCATTAAAGGTGGAGCAAAAGCATTAGTACCTTACACAGAAAGCTCTGTATGGACAGGCACATTAGACAATCTTAAATATATGTTTGCTGATCCTCGTTCTGCCAAAGCTTTTTCTGAGTATATATTAGCACAAAGCCCCGATCATCAAAGGCAAATTTACACTACTTTAAACGAGATACAATTAAATCTTGGAAGAGGTGGAGCAAGTAGAAAGAACAATCCAATTGGTGCTGTAGACAGGGTGTTTGATACTATGATGTCAGACATGGAAGATTTAGTTGGTGCTTTGAACACACCTAACCGTGTACAAGAACTGCTTATTCGTAATGCTACATTCTATGGTGAGTTAAAAAGATTAGTAAAGCGTGAGTACGGTGTGGATTTTGAAGGGGCACTGAACGAAGGAAAGCTTATGGACTTCTTTCGTGATGCAGAAACTGTTAGACCTAAGAATGCAAGAGCATTTGCAAATCTAGTAGATGACTCAGCCAGAAAAGCACTACGTGTTACCTATTCAGCCCAGCCTGAGAACATCGTACTTAGAAAAACAGCAGAGATGATTAGTAAGTCTCCTGCTACTCTGGTTATACCTTTTCCTAGATTTATTGCAAACGGTATAGAGTACTTTGGTGAACTTGCGGCGGGTTCAGCCTCTCCCCTTGGGCGTAAGCTATATAGTTTAGCTGATCGTAGTGTTGCGGGACCACTGACTCCTAGAGAAACAGAACGTATAGCTAATAACATGATTGGTATAGGTTTGTTTATGGGGCTGTATAGTTTTCAAAGGGATCAAGGAGATCGTGGAGAAAACTATCAAGAGGTTGGTATACCATTTACCGATTTAGAGACTAACGTTCTTGCTGATTATCCTGTAGGACAAATGAACTGGATTGTTCGTGCTGCAGTAGAAAGAAATAAAGGAACGTTTGATGATTGGGATGCAAAGAATGATTGGGTGGAATTATTCTTAGTACCACAAGGACGTACAGGTGTTACTAATGTATTGGTAGAAGAATTTTCATCCATGATTAGTGGTCTTGAAAATGAACCTGATGAAGCTAAACGTGATCTATTGTTTGGTAAAATCTTTGGTCAATATGTAACACGTTTTGCTAATCCACTATTCCAAGTGGTTGAAGCTGAACGTGCTATGGGTTTCCGTACTACCGAAAGAAAACAATCTGGTACTGACTTCCTTATTGATGATCCACAGTTTCAAATTGGTGCAACACGGCAAGCAATAAGCCGTGGATTGGTTGATCCAGATTACGAAGACCAACTACCCCGAAGAGAGACTGTAACAAATACAGGGGAAGAAAGACGCTATATATGGGCAAAGCTTTTGGGTGGTACTTCTTTACGGGAAAGAAATGAAACCTTAGATTATTTATCTGAGATAGGTATGGATGATCCTAAGTTTACTTTAGGTAGCAGACACAAAATTTACAGTGTGCGTGATTGGCAAGACAGTAAAGTAGGAGAAATGTTACCTTCTTTTATTCGTCGTTCTAAACGGGAAGGTATTAAACGAGGAAGCCAGTGGGATAAGAGTGAATCTCTACAGAAAAAATATGAACGTGAGCAGTACGTGCGATTGTTTGAACGTGACTCTTTAATGTCTAATGTACGTGATTATAGAAATCAAATAGGTGATGGTAGAGCACTTGTAAAAAGTAGGCTAGTTACTCGTACAAATGAATATATGAAGCTTCCTAAATCTAAACGTAAGGCGGCAGAGGCAGAGTTTATAAGAAGGTACGGTAAAAAGGGCGATATTGATTACAGCGATTACCGTGACATAGAAAGACTTCTCATGCTTGCAGGTAGAGACATTAAACCAAAGAAATAAGGGGGCCATTACAGCCCCCTCTTTTTTTTTTACCGCTTGTCACCACTCCCTGAAATGACACCCCTTACCTTTCGGTCATGTAACTTTCGCAAGTTACCTTTTGCTAACTCTGCCATGTCTACATTTAGATCACGACAAAGTGCAGCAATATACCAGAGACAGTCACCAACTTCATCTGCAATTGCCTCACGATCAAACTTACCATCACGTAAAATCTTTTTGACTTTGTTGGCAACCTCACCTGCTTCTGCTGCCAATCCTAGTGCAGGGTAGATTACTTGATGCTCTGATTTATAGATCGCAGTTTCTGATGCCATGTCTTGATATGACCTGAAGTTTATATTCTCATACTTGCTTTCCATGAATGCTCTAGCCTCGTCCTGTAGCTTGTTCATACTCCTTCACCCGTTTCAACTGCTCATAGTAGGCTTTATTAAACCCACGTTCCCACTCCCTGTACTGCATGGTATCACTAGGAAATGGATTAACGACACGTCCATGTCGAAAATCTTTATAGCCTTTCTCGTGTTGAAATTTTAACGGTGCATCATACTTGCCAAGGCCACGTTGTTTGCGAGTTAGTTGTTTGTTCATATGCATTCTCCTTATGCTACGTTGATTAGTTCTGCTTCTGTGTATGGTATGTGATAGAACAGTTCACCCTTCAGGATGTTACGTCCATGTGCTTCACGTAGACGATCCTGTGTCAGGCTTGTATCCTTGATACGCCAAGCTTGCTTCATATCTTTACGGAAGATGTAGAAGTTTAGCACTCCATTCTCCCCCTCATATTTCTCAAGCAATCTACCTTTACGTTCAGGAATACGAATGTCTGTCCAGTGTGTAGGCCATTCTTCTTTCCATGCCAGTTTTACTTCAGCTTCATTAAAGTATGTATAATCTTTTTTCTTTGATACAATATCCACATAGTAATTCTCCTCTGTATTTTCTATCTCATGCCCTGCACTCTTGAGATACTCAACCAGCTTTTCTTTTGCTGGTCCATCGTATGCTTCATATAGAGCACGGCTAAATTGTTTACGTGTTCCCATTATCTTTCCTCCACAATAGTTCAAATAAAAGTTTCTGTTGTTCGTACTCCGACATTATACACCATTCACGTATCTCGTCAATGGTTCTTTTACACCCCACGCAAAAGCCATCAGTGTCTATCCGACAGACTTTCACGCAGGGTGATGGGACAGTGCCCAGTTTCTTTCCTCTGTTCCTACTCACACTGACGTAAGCCAGTTGCAGGATCATAGTAGCAAGCACCCCCTTCTTCTACGTAGTCTTGCGTTTCCTCTACTACTGGTTCTTCTGCAACATCCTCAGAGTTGGATGCATTTAGAATGCCATAACGTTTACCTGCAGCACGGAAGGTTGTACACCCTGATGCACCACCATCGTATGCATCCATGTACACTTTCTTAAACTCTTCCCATGTTACATCGTCACCTGTGTTACATGTCTTTGAACATGCTGAGTCAACGTAACGAGAGGCAACGTTCAATACTTTAACGTGATCAAACACAGACAGTTCATCTGCAGTCTTACCCTTCACACCAAACACACGATAGCCGTAGTCCTCTACTCGTTCAACCTTGGGTCCATCGAAGGTTTGGATAGTTCTGTCGTAGTAATGTGAGAAGACAGGCTCGATTCCAGAGGATACGTTGTCGGCTGACAAGCTGATAGTTCCTGTTGGAGCAACCGAAAGAAGATGACTGTTACGGATACCGTGCTTGCTAATGAGATCACGAATATTATCAGGCAAAGACTTAGCAAAATCAGAACCAAGGTATGCCTGACTAAAGAGAGGAAACGGACCTTTCTCAAGTGCAAGCTCAACTGACGTAGTATATGCCACATCCCTAATTACTCCCATGATTTCTTCAAGAGTCTGCAGAAACCTATCACTACCATACTCAAATCCTAATGCCTCAATAGCATTGGCTACACCTGTAACACCAAGACCCATACGGCGTTTGCTCTTTGCCTCTGTCTCTTGTTCTAGCAGTGGATAGGTTGCACGATCTACAACGTTATCCATTGCACGTACCACATGAGGAATGTCATTACGTAGTTGATTCATATTGAATACGTACTTACCTTCATGTTCTATTACGTACTTAGCTAAGTTGAATGACCCCAACAAACATGCACCGTTTGGTGGAAGTGGCTGCTCTCCACATGGGTTTGTGGCTGCAATCTTTTCTACGTAATGAAGGTTGTTCTTCTTATTGATACGATCAATGAATAGAATCCCAGGCTCTGCCCAGTCCCATGTACTGCGTAGTATCTGATCCCATAGAGCACGAGCACTCACAGTTTTGTACACACGTCCGTCAAACTGTAGGTCAAAATCTTTGTCTTCTTTTACTGCAGTCATGAACTCGTCCGTGACACCCACAGAGATATTGAACTGTGTCAGTGTATCACTGTTGTTCTTAGCCGTGATGAACTCTTCAATGTCTGGGTGATCAACACGTAGCACCCCCATCTGTGCTCCACGTCTATGCCCTGCAGATGCAATAGTCTTACATACTGCGTCAAAGATACCCATGAATGACACTGGGCCAGATGACTTACTGTCCAACGACTTGATTAGTGTGCCACGTGGACGTAGTGTACTGAAGTCGTATCCGATACCCCCGCCAAGGCGCATTGTCTCTGCTGCACGACGAGCAGCTTCCATGATACCGTCCATTGAATCTTCTATAGTCATTGAGACAAAGCAGTTGTATGGTGTTACACGACGAGGTGCACCCATTGCTGACTGCACACGTCCTGCAGGTAGGAACCGTTGTTCATACAGGATAGTTCGGAAGTTATTGAAGTGTGCTTCTCCATCCTTCAATGCTTCTGCTACACGTGTCATTGCTTCACGAAAAGTTTCCCCGTGGCTGCGATATTTCATGGCGTGAATCTCTTGTGAGATTCCTAGTGTTGGTCCATAGGTTTCCATTTTTACTCCTCGTTATCTTTTGGTAGCTGTTTTGCTTCATCATCACCTGCTTGCTCCGCAATCTCAACAATCATGCTGCCTAGCCGATTGCATCGTGCATCAAGTACACGCATCAGGTAATCCATACGTCCCATTTCTTCACGAGCTAGGCCAATCTCCTGATACATCTTCATCTGATCTTCGTTGAAGTCATCAGTATAATAATCTTTATCGTTGATCGATAGTTTAGGCACTGTTTTCTCCTTTGCTGTTTAACATTTGCGTTACTCCGTAAGTATCTTTATTGCTTTGATTGACATACCGTCAATGTCATAAATATATTCCTGTAGACTTTGGTCAATCTCTTCATTAACTTCTCCATCTACAGGAACAGGGTATTCATCTTCGTCTATGTGTAGTGTTAAAAATACTTTAACTATCATCTACTTCCTCAATAAGCTTGGTCAAATACCACTGTGCTTTCTTCAAGTCCTCTGTACCATTCTTATATCGGTATCTCCATAGATACTTCATTATATTACCTTGTAGGTAGTACTCATACCCATCACCAGTGGCTGCACGAATGGCATCAATGCATTCAATACCTGCTTGATTATAGTGTGGTGGGTTGTTTACATTGTCTACCATTCGTTTCTCCTTTCTAAAAATTTACTTTTACTACATTACCGTCACGTTCTTCTATTAGTGGTTTGTCTTGTGCCATTTCATCAGCATCAATCTTATCAACCAACTTGAACAGCTTGCGTCTTACATCATGATCCTGCTCCATTAAAGGTATAGCAGCTATCAACATGTCCGTCAACATCTTTAGATGGGCAAAGTCATCTGCTTTCATAGTGTTGTCATCTGTTGTCAGCATACCTACTGTAAGATCACCTGTCCAATCTCCATTGTCATCCACATCTGGTGCAATACGGATAACGAAATCGTTAGGGTTAAAGTTTATTAATGAGTTTAGCATATGTTTAGCTCCTTTTTATTTTGTCATAAGGAAACTCAATTAAGTCTGGATGTGTGTCGCTACCTTTCTCTTTCAACCATTCTTCTGGAATAACCCTATCTGCATACAAGAATTTATTTCTTTCACACCATGTGGCGTATGTCATCTTAGCACCCTTACTTAGCTTACGTCTACTGTTTTCAAACACAAAACGTATGTCTAAGTTTGGGTGTTGTTTCTTTATCGCCACGTGTTTACGTCTATCATCCGAAGTAAATCGTCCCTTCACCTCTACAATGATACCGTTCTGCAATATAAAGTCAGGGGTATAGGTGCGGTACATTAAATCTTCCCATTCAATCTTGATGGCTTCATACTTGAATTTTACTTTACGTTCTTTCAAGTAATCTTTTACTTTGATTTCTAGTCCACTCCTATACCCATGCTTTAGTGCAGCCTTGAACTGTTTACCGTTCATCAGATAAACGGATGCCAGTTCACACGGCGTACACCCAGTGCCTTGAGTTCCTCACTCAATAGCTGATCTGCTTCCTTACGTGCTTCCATTGCTGCACGTAAACCTGCATATCGTTTCTCACTGAGTTCACGTTTTCGTTCACGTAGTTGTTCTTCAAGCATTTTGATTTCGTCTTGAAGTTCTTTTATTTCATCATCACCTAACATAATTAATCCTCTATGTATGCCACCGTCTTGGGGTCTTTTGCTTTTGATACCCGTGATGGTTCTTCAACCATGTTGGGCCAACACTCGTACCTGTAATCACAGAAACGACAGTTATCATTTAGTACCTTGTTCCCTGTGGGCTTACCACGAAAGAACTCAGGTACTGGTTTGAAGCAACGTTTAAACTCATTAGTGTTTACTGCTTCAACCGTGTTCTTGATTTTATCAAGTTCTTCATCTAGGTCAAGACCATCGGCTGGTACATATTTAAATTCACCGTTGCCTTTGTTCACGACCCACCATCCACCTACACGTTTGCCAGATGCTTTGGCATAACCTGCAAGCTGCCCTACGTATCCGAACCCGTCACCCTTGGCTAGTGTAGCAAAGGAATCAAACTTGTTCTGATACGACCACGGCGATGCTGACTTCACATCATCAACAGCACCGTCTATGACAAGATCATAAGAGCCAGAAACCCTAGTATCATTACTATCTCCCACTGTAAGGCTAACTTTATCAGTGTCTTCAAACTCCACGTTAGCAGCTTTAAGCAGCCCTTTAAAAACAGCCTCAACAATGTCTCCTATCATCATGTTCATTACAAATGTCGTCGGCTTTGGTAATGCACTCTCAGGTTTATTCTTTTGAAACCAGAGTTGGCAAGTAGGACGCCCAATGTTGGACATCCTTAATGTGAAAGCATCACGAGACTTGCCACTACCGAACTGACGAAGTACTGCATCAGCAACCTCTGCTCCAATATCTTTAGCCTGTTCTTCCGTGAACGTGCTCTTGCCATTGGCAGCGTCAGTCATAAACTGGTGCAGCTTTAGTTCAGCAGGGTGGTTCATTACACGAAGTCCTCTTCGTCAATGTCTACAAATGACTCAACAGTATCTGTGTCTGTGTCATCATTCTTATATGCATTGTCATTCCAAGCACCCTTGATGTACTCGTTATAATTCTCAACCCATGCAAGGAAGTTTGCGAATGTCTCTTGCTCTGAGTCTGCCACGTCAAGTGTCTCGTTCAGATCAAGTGCCAAGGTTGGCAGGTAAAACGAGTTGCCGTTTGGTAGTGAACGTTCCTCAGTCGCAGCTTTGATGTTGTGCTGCACTGGCAAACGGCGCATCTTGCCTAGTTTGTTGAACAGTGTTCCCGCAGTTTTAAATGCATCACGGTTCTCAATCTCCCAGATGAATGCCTGTGGCTCTAAGTCAACTGGGTTACCCTGTGCATCTGTAACGTCATGCAGTTCTACTGTACCGAACATGACACGAACACGTTTGATCTGACGAATCAAATCTTGTGTTTTCTCAGGCAACGCTTTGAAATCTTCAATGTAACCCGCAGGTTTACCGCAGTTGAAACCACCATCGTTATCCTTCATGTCACTGTTCAGATCGTTAGCCATAAGCGTTTTGACATAACGATTTGGTGTTGTGTCACTACCCTTGATGAAACGCTTGTACATGAAGCGTTGTAGGTAAGGACGAATAGTCGCAGTAGGTGCATAGTATGTTGGCCCATCAGGGATTTCCAACTTGTATGTACCACCTGACACAACTTCCATCTTGACCTTCTTGCCGTTCACAGTTTCCTCACCCATGATGGCTGAGTGATTGATACGTAAACGTGCAAGTGTGCTTGCCTGTGACTTCTGTTGATTGTCAACGGACATGCCCATTGCTTCTGCCATTGCGTTGAAGTTTCCTGTGTTGATTGTTGCTACTTGATTCATGTAAATCTCCTTTTCTGTTTTGCGAGTTCTTAGTTATATCACGACACGTCTTTAGTGTCAAGCCAATTCGGACCAATCTTTGCCTCTAATAAAAGCGGTACATTGAAATCCAGTTTCCACTTCTTATTGACTATGGAAAGCAGTCTGTCGTTGGCTGCATTTATTATCCGTAATACTTTGTCCTTCTCACTTGGGTGCACATCAATCACGATGGAGTCGTGTACGGTATTGACTATGCACGATTGCATTTGGTTTACCCCTAATAACTTGTCGATGTATATCAGAGATATAGGTACAATGTCAGCAGTTGCAAACGATTGTACAGGAAAGTTTTTAATCTGTGTGAAAAATGTCACAGTACCATTAGCACGTCTAGTGACATCAGGGAAAGAGAACTCACGACCAGATGGTGTTTTGATCTTACCTGTTGCTAGTGCCTCACGTGCAAGCTCCTTGTGCCACTTGCCTATACCTGAGTACTTCTTAGTAAACTGCTCGTAGTACGCAGCCTCTGCAGGTGTACGACCAAAACCACTAGCACCATACAACGGTGCAAATGTGTGTGCCTTGGCTTCCTGTCGTGACATGTTCTGTCCTGCATCAGTGATCACCTTTGCCGTGTACGAGTGTACGTCAAAGCCTGTGGTCACCTCGTCAATAGCAGTTTTGTCCTGTGACAAGAACGCTGCGACCCTGAACTCTAACTGCGCAAAGTCAGCTTCCATAATCTCACCACCATCCCAACGTGATTTGAACACACGTTTCACAGGGAACGTACCACCACGTGGCATGTTCTGCATGTTAGGATCGGCACCAGACAAACGTCCAGTAGCAGTGCGGTGTTGTAGTAACCTGACGTGCAGCTTACCATCTTGTTTTACATG